ATGACTAAGATACTTAACAGTAAGCCAGTGGCAGCAGCCGCAGCCGCTACGAGTAAGCAGGGTATACAGGCAATACAGGAATACCAAAAACAGTACCAACAGCAGATACAAAAAAACTCTTCTATCTATGGTGCTCAGATGGTAGAAGATCAGCAGAAGCAACAAGAAGCTAATAACAAAACCTTTGAGAATCTTTTAGCTAATCTTGATGCCGCACATAATCTACTTGATAAACAGAAAGAAGAATACAATAAAGGCTCAGATAGAAGTGTTATTGATACAGCGTTGAAACCTTATCTTTCAGCTAAGCAGAAGACACAAGCACAGATTAATACACTTGATGCTACTCACAAACAATTACGAGCAACAATTAAAGATTCTTTAGTACGTGCATATAAGGGTGATGAAGCGGCAATGAATGCCGATTTAGCTAAACTTGATGAAGGTTATAAAGCTAACCGAGAGAAGTTAGTAAAAAGCCTAACAGCCGATGAAGATAAAGCACGTGAAGATAAAGCTAAGAAAGATGAAGCAGCAGCCAAGAAAGCACAAGCCGCACAAGATAAACTTAATGAACAAACTAAAAGAGCAAAAGCACTATTAGAACAAACTCTATCACAGATCGGTACTAACGAAGCTCAGATACGTATTACTCGTTTTAACTATGAACAAGATGAAATTGAAAAACGTATCAGTACAGCAGGTAAAATAGCTGGTAAGAGTGAAACTGAAATTACAGCAATGTTAGATCAGCAATATAAAAGCCGTGCGACTAAGTACAAAACTATGGTTGATGAAATGCTTGCTGAAACAGACCGTTTAAAACAAGCACAAAACATTGCCGCAATTGCCAGTGATCCGAATGCCACACCAGAGGCTAAAGCCAAAGCAGCAGCAGCGGGTAAGACATGGACAGGTGGCACAGCAAGTCAGGGATTAGGGTATACAAACCCATTAGACTTCTCACCAGATCCAACGAAAGTACAGCAAGTAAACACTGAACAGCAAGAGAACCAGGATGGGGCTAAAGCTCTATACGATGCCAAAGTAATTGGGTTCCAGGAGTACCAGGATCAGCTAACAGCGATTCAGGCCAACGCCGATATGAAACGTGGCCGATTAACCGCAGACGCACTAACCAGTACTTTAGGTATGTGGCAAGCTGGGGCAGGTGATGTAGGAACTATCATGGCTGGGGTTTTCGGTGAGTCATCAGCAGCGGCTAAGGCAGCTTTTGCCATAAGTAAAGGTATTGCCATTGCTCAGGCAGTGATCAACATCCAGCAGGGCATATCCGAAGCAATCAAACTTGGGTGGCCTATGGGGATCGCAGCAGGTCTACAGGTAGCAGCTCAAGGTGCGTCCATTGTCCGTACTATTAAAGGTACAGCTATTCAGGGGCAAGCCCATGATGGTTGGGATTCACTACCAAGTACTGGTACATACAATCTTGAAAAAGGTGAACGTGTAGTAGGTAAATCACTAAACCAGGATTTAACAAAATACTTGAGTAATCAGGATGGTAGTAAATCAGGTGATATTAAGATTGACGCACCGTTAATTATTAATAGTAATGGTCAAATCTCAGATTCAGATTTCCAAAAGATGTGTGATAAACACGCTGATACTATTGTTCAGGCAACACGTAAATCTCAGAAGAATAACGTATAAATATCATATAGCCCACATGGATTGTGGGCTAACTATTAAAGGAATAATAATATGTTAAATAGCACTCTTATTAGTGAGTTCATGTTAACGGACAATATACCGCAATACCAAAACCAAACATGGACAGGTGAAACTATTACACGTGTTGTTGGTTCGCAGTACTTTACCCTTAGTTTCAAAGTTACCTTGAACAAGATGAACCGTGCTGAACTCGCTAACTTCTATGCTCTATATGGTCAGGGCAAACCGTTCTCTATGCCTCTTGGATGGTGGAGTACATACAACGGTACTCAAACATCACAAGTACAGGCAACAGCAGCAAGGGCAGCGGGGGCAACATCCATTGCCGTTAATGCTAATACACTTGAAGTTGGTACGTTAATTCAATTCAACGGACACAAGAAACTATACCGAATCATAGCCAACACTGGCAACGTGATTACTATCTTCCCTGGATTAATCAAAAACATCCAGCTTGGGGAAGTAATGAAATATGACAATATTCAAGGTTCATTTATTCTTACACCACAGAACGCAGCATATCAGATGCCAAGTACAAACATTATGGAAGTGACAATAAATGCAACTGAAAACATCAGAGGTTAATTTATGTCTATTCCAAGCAATGTACTAACTAATGCGGATCTTGTCGCGTACTGGAACCTTACACGAGGCGATAACAAAACCGTACTAACAGAAAAAGAACTATATCAATGTGGTGTTATGGTAAAGCTAATAGATGTACTTCCACCTACCGGAAGTAACATATATCTAACTGATGCCATTGCCGATCAAAACTATAATGGGATTAACTATAAGTCTGTACCTGATTTCCTTGATTCATCATTTGCTAACTATGTAGAAAAGAACCAAATTAATAATAACGGTACTTCTTTAAAAGTAAGTAATGTAAGCCAGGATTATCTATCTATGGCGTTACGTGGATTGTGGAATGATGCAAAAGTTAATATCTGGATGGGAATTGTTAACCCAGCTACAGGAGGTATTTTATATGCCTATCGTATGTTTAGTGGTTACATTGATTGCTTTAGTTCAGACTTTAACAACACAGCAGGTAATACCACAAATGAAACAACAGTAAATCTAAATTCATTGTGGAAGAAGTTAGACCAAACACAACGCCTGTTATCAAGTACATCAGTACACCAATCATTGCACACTGGTGATAAGTTCTTTGACCTAATCGGAATACTAAATAGTTCAGAGCAATTCTGGAAGAGTAGCAAGAAATAATGAAAAACGGATTTATAACAGAGTACCTAAGTGGTTTAGTTGGTGAACCTTTAGTGTACGGTACAAATGATTGTCATATCATGGTGCTAACAGTAATTGATATGATTACAGGTAGTAATTACCGTGATGAAATCTATCAGAAATACACAACACCAACAGCAGGTAGAAAATACGCAAAAGCAAACTGTAGTTATTCTACTCTACATCTATTGTGTAAAGAAAAAGGCGAATTAGTAACTGAACCACTTGATGGGGATATCATCATTTCGTCAGGTCACAGTACCGTTTATTGGCGTGGGAAAGTAGTAATTTTATCAGAAGATAAATCTAACTATATCGTTTCTCAATACATCCCAAATGAAAAAGACAAAATATACAGATTTAAAGGGGAATAACTATGGCAGTAGCAGCAGTTGCCGTAGCTATTATCGCAGGGGCATCAGCAGCGGCAGCAGCATACGCAGCAGGTTTAGCTTTAGCAGCAGTAGTAGCTATAGGTATTGGTACAGCAGCACTATCTTACATTAGTTCATCACAGATGATGAATGTAGGCCAAATGGGGGTAACGTATCCGAGTACGGGTAGTAACAATGCCCGATCAACATCACCAAGTACTGGAATACCGATTTCATACGGCGGTTCTAACCGCAACGCAACAGAGGTAGCTTATAACAAGTTAGGCTCTATCGTCGTATGGCAGAACGTCTATAAAGGTACTTCAAATCAGTTATGTACGGTTCACGCGATCAGTATCGGTGAAATCGGGCAAGTACCAGGGGAACAATCACAAGGCGTAATCAAGCAGATCTTTTTTGATAATGCTCCGGTACTCATGGATGGTGCGTACATCACCACAGAGGGGATCGTGCCTACCTCAATGATGATTGAGAAGTACCGCAAATACTTACAGATTGAGATACGTTTCGGTAAGCCGTCCTACGGTGGTTCTATGACGCTTGCCCGTCAATATGGCGGTAGTCAATGGACTGACAACATGCGTGGTGATGGTCTTGTACAGATCTGTACCGTAATCAAGAAAACCAATGATTCATTGATTGATGGGATTCTAACGAACCAGAACTATACATTATCGGTAGAAATGCGTGGACGTATGATCTATGACTTAACTGATAATGTACGTAAACCAAGTTCAAACCCACCAAGCCAACTATATGACTTTATCACTAATACAGAATTTGGTTTTGGGCTTGATCCTAATGATATTGATATAACCAGTTTCCGTAATATGGCAAACTATTGTGCTCAGAATCATTTCTATTCCAATGGTAATATTCAATATGATAAATCCTTTAAGGAAAACATTGAAAATATTCTACAAACATTTGGTGGTGTACTTTATGAATCAAACGGTAAGTACTATCTAACCGTTGATGCTCCAGATATTCCAAGTGTACATTTTGATGAAACAAATATTATTGGCAGTGTGAATATCACAACGGGTTCTAAGTCTGACTATTTTAATACAATGGACAGTACCTATACAAACCCAGGTAATGACTATTCACAAGATATTATCCGTTATCCAAGTGATGCCATTAGTAACGCATCCATTGCTAAAGATGGTTATATTATCAAGAAGGATTTAAACTATCTTTGGGTACAGGATAAAAATCAGCTTGCTATTCTTAGTAACATTGAATTGCTAAAATCTAAGTACATTACGAACACGATTACTTTCAATACCTATGTAACAGATATGAAAGTATATGATGTGTTTACAATTGATTTTAAAGAAGCTGGATTTAGTAATAAAAAGTACAGATGTATTCAACGTACTGTACCAATGACCGTAGATAAAGCAGGCATTATCCAGATCACCGCGATTTCATATGATGATGGTATATATCAAGGAAAAGATCCGGGACAATTCCCACAAGATGGATTGACCAATCTACCTAACCCAACATACGTAGAACCGCCAAGTAACCTACAGGCTCAACGTTTAGGGGCAACGGCATCAGGTAACACCGTTCTATTAACATGGGATCTTAGTCAGGATACAACTGTACGTGGTTATAAGATTCGTTATAAACGCAGTGATTCCAGTGTTTGGATCAGCATTGGTAACGTAGGGCAGTACTCTACAAGTTTTGAGATATTAAATCTTCTATATGGGGTACAGTACGATTTTGCTATTGAGGCGTATAACACATTAGGTTATTCATCGGATTTAGTAGCTATCTATAATCAAACACCACAAGTTATATTCGCATTACCGAAGATTACTAACCTTGATATGGTGAATGATGATGTAGGTTTAAACCAGACTTATGCTCAAGATTTTATTTTACGTTGGGATGATCAGGCTAACATAGCCGTAAATGGTAAAACATTTGCTGATTTCTTCAAACATTATGAAATTCGTGTGTATGACCGATACAGGAACTACATCACATCGTACTACACCACTACAAGCAACTGGACGTACTCATATTCAATGAATACCAGTGATGGCCTTAGCCGTTACCGTGTGTTTGGGATCATCGCTCATGGTTGGGGTACTGGTATCTATAGTGAAGAAGTTCAGATTGAAGTTAGTAACCCACAACATCCACAGTTGTTAGGTGTAAATTTGAAGAGTGGTTATGATTCCGTGTTCATTGACTGGACTGAATCAAACGTACCGGATTATGCGGGAATCGTTCTGCAAATCGCACTTGATGAGGGTTTTAGCTCAGGGTCGAAGTACTTTAGCAGTGCTAACCGTTATTCAGCATCGTTTGGTATTGAAGATGGTTCATGGTTCGCACGAGTAGCAGCCTATGACGTGTTCGGACAGGATGAATTGGTATGGTCGCCTACTATCGGTTTTAACCAGAACACGAAGGTTCCTTACAGCAAATTGAACGAAGATGTTATTGATGGCCTACTTAACAGTGATACGGCTACTGGCATTGTTGAGAAACAGATCGTAGATGAACTTGGTTCACGCTGGCAGCTACAGGTATCAAACAACGGTAACGTAACGGGCATTGCCTTAGCAGCAGATGAAAAAACATCAGTGTTTACCGTAATGGCGGATCGCTTTAGTGTTATCAGTACGGACAGTGCCAAACTATCAGACAGGGTTTATCCGTTTGTGGTTCAGGGTGGTAAGACTTACATCAACTCAGCGGTGATAGCATCAGCGAGCATCAATGAGGCTATGATCAATAACCTTTCCGTTTCACGTGCGAAAATTCAGGATGCCGCAATAGACAACACGAAGATTGCCAATGCCGCTATACGTAATGCACATATCATGAATGGTGAAATTGACTCAGCGAAGATCAGCCAGCAGATACAATCCAGTAATTGGGATGGTACGAACGGTTGGATGATTAACAAGAACGGTACAGCCAACTTTGGTAACGCTACTATTCGCGGTACGATTTTTGCGAACAGCGGAGTACTCAACAACGTTACTATCAATGAAAACTGTAACATTCTTGGTACTCTAAGTGCCTCACGTATCGTAGGTGACATTTGCCGTCCTCAGTCTACAGGTATAGCATCAGTGCCGTTTATTTTCGGTTCACATACTGTATCAGGTGGTCAGGCCGCTAATGATCCAGTAGCTTACCAACACTATGTAGCGTTGCGTATACGTGGTGAAGATTTCGATCGTATCCTTGATAGTAATATGACTATCACACTTACTTCATTTGAGCGTCAGTACTTCTATATTCGTATGGGTGGTGATGGCATTGGTTTAACAAACTTAGCTTTCGTTGATGCTGGTAACAATGGACATAACACACCATATACTTTCCCAATCAATGGTATCTATGTACCTGCTGTTGGTCGTGGCAAGTGGAATTATATCTATGTTATGTGTACTACATCGCGTTCTGGTTTAGCTTCACTTAATGTACCTTCATTATTGAATGCGTTTATATATCGAGCGGGGGATCAACCTTTATATAATGCGTAATAAATACTATTACCAAAATATATAATATAGGGAAATTCTTAATGGATATTGGGACACTTCTTGCTCTGGTTATTAGTGGGTTAGGCGTTTTATATTCTATCTTCCGTGACAATACAAAGGATACTACTGATTTATTAAGTCGTGTATCCTACCTTGAAACTACCATTGCGGTACAAGATAGTAACATTACACGTCTAAGCGACGAACAAGACAAGATGAAAGAAACCTTGCGAAACCTTGAAATTCAAATTCACGAATTGGATATCAAACTTGAAAGGATTATTACTATTCTTGAACAATCAAAGCAGTAATTAAAAAGGGATAGTACCGTAATTGATACTATCCCTTTTTTTACTTATTAGTTAGTTGTGCGATCATCGCATTAACTCTATTTGGTGTCTGACGATACCATAAACTATCTTTTGCTTGTTTGATTGCTTCCGTGTAGTTGGCATCACGTAGTGCTTGAATCATCTTTTTAAACTTCATCGTTCCAGATAGGCCAAGTTGAAAAATCATGATGATCATGAAGTCTTGCCAATCTTTAGGAATGGTTAGGTTTAGTTTACTTAGCTGGCTTGTTGCTATGGCTATATCTTTATCAAGTAGTCGAAGTACTTCAATCTCATTAATACCATTATTGAAATTCTCGTTTGGTAGTACCTTATGTCCGTATCCTACGGTTAAGAATCCTTCACTATCTTTATATGGATAATACTTGTTGTTTCTAAAGTACCCCATACGTATTTGATATGCTCGTGAACCCTCATAATCTATGAGTCGTGTTTTTATATCCATTGAATAAATACCTTATGATAATTTTTATAAGGTATTTATATGGAAGCATGGCAATACAACGAAGATTGGAGCGAGAAGGAATTAACAAACGGAAGTTATGTAGGATTCGTGTACTTGTTCCAATTTGAAGATAACACAAGCTACATAGGCAGCAAACAGATGTACAAGAGAGTTAAGAATATTAAGAAACTAAAAGATAATTCAATAGAAAACGGATGGCGTGAGTATAGTTCAAGTTCAAAAATAGTTAATTCCAAGATTGAAGAAGGGTTGAATTATACTCGTACCATCTTGTGGGCTTTCCCTTCGATGAAAGAAACACTTTTTGTAGAAACAGCATTAATCATAAATGAAGGACTAAAAACGGGTAATCTAAACCTTGCCGTAATGCATAAGGCAAGATTACCGAGTGGGAAAGATGCTGTACGTATTCGTGGAATCCTTCAATCATTATATGAAATGCTCAATTAAGGAATTGATATGGCTTGGAGAAACAGTAATAGTCCTAATGATATGAAGCGATTCATAAACAAGAATAGCCCAAAGATAGGACAAGAATTTAAAAAAGAATTAAGTAGCCGTATGCGTATTGTTACACAGCACATTCAAAGAAAGATTGATAATGATGTAGCGGGTGGTGGTGTCGCGTTTACTGGAAAGAGTATGTACTTTAACTTTAGAAAGATAAGTGAATTCAAGACAGTTAACCAAATCATCCTATTACCTAATCAAGCATCATATTTGAAGTACATTCTTGATCCAGTTTATAAGCATGTTAATGAAAGTAAGATCATACCATACCAGAATGCTAAGTTAACGAAACAGGGCAACATTACACAACTACGTTCTAGATCTAAGAGTAATAAATACAAAAAGGTGAAGAGTAAGAACGGTAATACGTACTTAATCGACACTACCAAGAAATCCTCTAAACGTAATCCTAAACTGGCACGTGAACAAAGGGTGATTGGTTATTATGGTTCCGTTGGTAGAAAACCATTGTTTGATTTCTATGATGAAACCGAGAAGCAAGTAATAGAACAATTAAGAACATTACGCGGTACGTTTGATTACCGTTGGAGGAAGTAATATGGATAACTTAGAAAATTTCCCATGTTATGATCATTCTGTACTAACAGATTTTTCTTTTCAGACAATACAACCTGTAAGTGTTACATTACCATATGATAAAGCACTATCTGGTAGTAAGCTCATAAAAAAGAAAGTAGATAAAACAAAAGGTGATTTAGTCGTATATAGCTTCCATCATCATACAAAACCTAAAGTAAATGAGGATGATGTATTGATGGTTGAACTACTAAAAGAACAAATAGAAGTAAAGGTGCTATTATCATACAACCATATCTTTAAAGGTCATCGCGTAGTTTCTTGTGTTTGCCAAATACAAGGATAACATATGTTAAGTATTATCATTGACCTTATCAAATCAGGGATTAGCCTTTTTACTAAGAATAAAACCGAAGTTGCTAAGTCACAAGACGAACTTGAAACAGAGAAAACGAATGAAGCACAGGAAACAAACCGTGAAGAGATCAAAGCTGGTAGAGGCTGGAGATCATTCTTAGGTTATGTCTGTACTTTCATTCTTGTATATAACTATATCTTAGTGCCTATCTTGGACTACTTTGGTGTTGTTTTATTCTCTTTCCCACTATCTGACATTATCAGAATCATCATTTTGTTACTTAGTGGTAACTAACAGTCAAGCCCCTGTTATGGGGCTTTTTATATTGTTTTCACATTTCGCTTTTATTATGCATGGATTCTTAGTGTAAATGCTTGCAATATTATGGTGGTTACTTTATTCTTTGTGGGTTAATTTTATTGGGGGCGGTTTATAAAATGTCTTCTATATCGAAAATGGTAATTTTTGTTTCAGCATTTTTTGTGTTTTTTATTATATATACATCCAACCCTGAATATGTGTCAGGAATAAAAATTACAGATTGGATTTCAGCCTTATGTAATGTTTTTATGGCTGGGGCGGCAATTGGTGGTTTTTGGATAGCAAAGAATTGGCAAAGACAAAAAATGCATGAGGATGCTTATCAGTTATCAAAGAAAATCGTCCTGAATAATTATAGGGATATCTCCAATGTGTATTCTGATCTCTATGTTCGACTGGATTTTTATAGCATTTTCATTTCCGCATTACCACAAAGAGGGAAGGAGCATTTACCAAGTATAGAAAAGGTTCATCAGTTTAAAAATAAACTCAACTCACTCTATCATTTAAGAAGTGAACTTGAAGATAATCTTTTGTATATTGAAAAGCTTGGTTGGAAATTTAAGGTTGAATTATTGGCTTATAATGAAGACTTTAATAATATAGCCTTTGGTGATTTGCTTCAAACAACTAAATTTGCTTTGGATACAATTGAGTTTATTATACTAAGCATTGAGAATGAAGAGAAGGATGATATAGTTAAAGGTAAGCGTGAGTACTTAGAGTACATGAAAACAATCAAACATGAGCAAAAATTGTTAGATGATAAGTACGATTACTTCAAAAACTTTTCGAAACAAGTTAATGACTATTTTGATATTGAGTGATTTTATATAAAATGGGGCTGTCGTAGCCCCATTCAAAAAAATGATAATTCATACATGAAATTTTATTCACCAATCCCAATTGGTAGTAGTTTTTAGTGGGCGATGGCTAGTGTGTTCTGTGCGTGTAGCTGTTAGCACCACTTTCCCTGTTTCCTTTGAAACAATGTCATAAACATCGATTTCAGTTTCACCCATTGAACCTTTAGTTCTACTGCTTATATGGACGTAATCATACTGCTCTGGTGGATAATTACGTTTGAAATCATCGTCAGTCATGTTTTCACCCTCAATAATATAAAATATATCTGTAATGGATTATTCACACTTCCAGATCGTATTCTGTACTCCACTACCTTTAGGTAAATGTGGGTTCATGTTAGCACTATGTATGTAAGTTGCCTTTTCTTTCCCATACTGCTGACATGCTTCATTAGCTGTTTTTTGTAAACTATCCAAACCATACCAACCGTCAGACTGAATGCTAACAGTTTTACCATCATTATATTGTACTGCTGCACATCCCGCTAATGTTAACGGGATAAGAATCATTATTAGGGATTTCAT